GGTCCTTGATGAAATTAGCAACTTTCGCATCCGCATTTTGCAAAGCTTCTTTCGAGATTCCATGTTTCTCTGCATTGGCGTACATCTCATCGACCTGTTTTTGGATCTCCGCATTCTGCTTCGTAATTTTATCCAAGAAAGCTTTCTTGTTTTGTTCCTCCAAAAAATCTTTCTTGGCTTTCAACACCGCAGCTTGCTGCAACGCCGCTTCTCTTGCTTTGATCTTATCCGCATAATCGTCATCGTATGGATCGGGCATCGGAGGAATATTTATGTCCTCTGACTTTTTATCTCTCTCCTCAAGTTTTGCTTTTAATTGATCAAGTTCGGCCTGAATCGCCTCACGTTTACGCTTTTCTTCATATTTTTCGAATGTTATCTTATTGATCCGTTTTTCAACCGCTTCCTGATTAATAGGAGACTCACTCTCATTTTCAGGAGTTGGATTTTCATCAGGACTATCAGCAGTCTGAGTCTCAACAGGTTGTTCCTCATCGCCAAAGTCCACTTTTCCCATAGCATCTGCCTGATTTTCAGCATCAGTCGGCTGTGTCTGTTCTTCGCTCATATCGCCTCATTTTAAGCCGGAGTCGGCCTTGCCGGGATTCCACCCGTCGGTCTATGTTGATTATCAATTGAATTAGCAAGCTCTTGGGCTTGCCGCTCATATGCCTTCATTGGAGCCGGACTGACTATCGCATCCGCGCCCATTGCATCTTTTATAAGTTTCAAAGTTTCGGCCTGAGACTTGACCTGCTCGGATATTGCCGTCATGGTGTCGATCAAAGCCTTCTGCTGGCCTTGCTTTAATTTCTCTTGCTCAAGTTGGGCCTTCATCTGCATTTCGATCTGTTTCAACTGGAGTTTCTGTTGTTCCAACTCAAGTTTTGCCGCTCTTTCCGTATTTTTACCCTTAACATCCGCTTCCTGAGCAGCAGCAATTTGGAGATTTGCCTTGTCGATGGCCGACATGTCTTGGCCTGACTGCTTTTTCTGCTCAAGCATCTTCTTTTCAGATTCTTTAAGCTGTGTCGGTGGAATAAGCCCGGCATTGACCATTTGGAGTCGCTTACGTTCCGCAATTTGATCAATTCCAGGGGCATCGATATTTGAAAGCAGAATATCGGCCCCAATCTCCATGATTGTCGGATCAATAGCGGCCATCTCATTTATGGCGGTTATCGTCTCTTGCTGACGTGATTGAAAGGCCGGGCCGGATGTGCAGACAACGTCGTAGTTGCCCTTGGAAAGATCATTTAATTCAATCGTCTCGCCGGTCTGAGCGTCTTTTACCTTCTCACGGATGGTTATGACCTCGGTAGACCCGTCTTGATGCGTGAGCGTCACCTCCTGCATCGTATCGTAGACCTTTGGAATCGCCTTAACCAAGATCCGGCAGGTATGCTCTATGGCCGCTTCAACGGCTCTGAACCACTTACGTTTCGGATTATCGGCTTTTTTCTGGAGCAACCCGATCGCCTCGCCGCTTCTGTGAGCCGGCGCCGCCCCTCTAGCCTCATCGAACGTTCCAGACGTCCTCTGAATGAAATTCTGTGCCGATGCGGATGTTTCCACAAGTCCGGGGTTTGATTCAGGCGCACCCATATATTGCGGTGGAGGCTGTCCATCAATGTAGTCATAAAACTGCACCGGCTCCATGTTGGTGTTCAATGTTCTAAGCGACTTCCTGACATCATCGGAAGTCGCTTGATCCTTGGTCATCCAGATCTTTCCACGCGGGGCCAAGGCACCTTCTTCAATCTTGCGGCTTTGGGCGTAGTTGATTACCCGTTGAGCATCTCTGATTTTCTCAACGATCCCGTTGTAGACGACTTTGTTTTCTGAAATCAGGAATCCACCGAATACCGGCACAATCGGGATAAAATTGAACACCGTCTCATTGGCCCCACTCAACCAGTCGTCCCCGTCAAATATTTTTTGGTACACGTCATGGTAGGGGCGCTTCCTGGTTCGGACAATGGTGACTCCCTTTCCGGCCAAGTCGTCTTTCACCTGATCGAACTTCTCATCCATCTCATATATGGACCCGTCGCTCATCAACGCCAATTCCCGATTCCGCTTTACTCGATAGAGATATTCCCCGATCACGACCTCATCGGTTTTCTTGTAGTCATAGACTTGCTGCTGAAGCGTTGATCCAACCGATCTGCCTGATCCGTTCGGGTATTTTCGATCATAGACCTTGCGCGTCATGGATGTAAGCACCCAACAATGGTCCGCATCTTCCATTGTTTTTAATTGGGCGTTGGAATCAAACCAGACGTTGTCCACAAAATTAGGAATCGGCTTAATAAGCAAGTCTTGCTGAAAGCTGTCGTCATCACGATACGCCTGGACGATCCTCCAACCGGACAGTCCCGTGCCGACCATTGCTCTTGCGGCATCCATGAATATCGCCGGGGCTTTGCTGATTTCCTGCAATCTTCTGATGATCCCGTCATACTGCTTGGCGGTCTTCATTGTGGCCCCACCACCATCCGGCTTTACCTTCAAGCCGAACTCGGCGGTCATCATCTCCCCCAAGATATCATCGACAATCGGGTTGGACTCATCGAACGTGTACTTCGGCTTACCGGAGAACCGTTGCAAGACGAACGGCTCCCACTGACCGTCACGCTTATTTAAGAAATGCTCGGCTTCACGGACCCGTTGCCGGTTGTCATATTCCGCTTCCTGGGCTTCTTCGAGCATAGCCCTCATGTCTTTGTAGTCTTGGTCCATCTTTTGCCCCTATTATAATAGGTAGGGTCTAATAGTACCTAACATTCTTGAGAGTATTCCGATTCCGCTTATTCTTCTGATGCAGCACCCGTTTTTTGTTCTGGACGTTCTTTTTCTGCTTGGCCATATCGATCAACTTAACCTTCATGCCCCCTCCTTACCAAAAGCTGTCGAACACCATCGGCTCCTGCGATCCGGTGTTGTACCCCTTGGGCGTGATCATCGTCATCATCAGCGCATCGGCCAAGTTGGGCGATTGGATCTTAAGCCGTCGCATCTCGGCCTTTGTCATAATCTGGATCAACCCGCTTCCCATGATCTTCCTCGGAATCCGGCACACCTCTGAGCGCAGTAACGGCAGACAATCAATGTCGGATGATATCGATATAAGATCCTCCGGGTCTTTATACTTTCCATCAACCACGGCTTCATATGTGTTGTAGAACCGATCTCTTAAGTACCAATAGTGCTGCGCCCTGCTGTTTTTAAACACATCCTTGTTCTGACTCTTAGACGCCGTATCATGCCGCGCCGGTCGATAGACCTTGCCTGGGTCCGATGCCCCGTGACTCCCACGAAACGGTCTGATCTCGATCTTCTTGCCGGTGAATGCCTCGGCCACCTGCCGCTTCAAGCTGAGTCCCATACCGTCAGCATCCCATACGAACACGTCTGCTTGCGCCCTGTTGGCGATGTCTGTGGCCCAATCACACCCCTTGTTCACGTCACCGAAGTGTTTCAGCCTCGCATCGGTTATCACGGACCCCTGCCGGATTACCGTCGCCTTGTCGTCCGTTCCCAGGTCGGACGGGTCGTGGGCGACTATCTTGGCCCCACGCGGCTCAAATCCTAACTTCCTGTGACAGTCGATTGAAGCGTCGAACCATTCCGATCTGATTATGCTATTCTCGATGCTGTCATTGAACGCACCGTCCCATATGTGGTCGTATAGCGCCCGTGGGAGGTGGGTATAGTCGTGCATCCGCTCTGCTTCAAGTTCCGCCGGAAACCAGGGATTGTCCTTGTAATTGATCTTCACGATCAAGTGGAGGTCATCCATGTAGACTCCGTACCGATCCAACTCCCGCTGATACGGTACGATGAACCTCTGTGAGAACGGGTCGGCGCTTGACATCGGGTTGGCTGAGATCCAGCACTCAGACCTTTTCTCCCGCAACGTCGGAGTCAGCAGCTTAAGGGACTCCGCGCTGATGAACTGACCTTCCTCCAGCCAAAAGTATTTCATCCCATACATCGACTTGATCCCCTCAACCGATCGGGCCAAGCCTTTAAACCGCATCCCGCCACCGTCTGCGTGGTCGATCTGCGACTTCTGGATGGAAAACCCCGGAATCGAAAGCCGTCCGATCACCGTCTTGATCAGGGAATACACCGAATCCTCAATACTGTTCTGGAACTCCCGAAAGCAGCCGATCAACGCCTTCTCAGTCTGCGCCTTCATCGCAAATATGTTGGCGAACGACTCGGACTTCCCCGCGCCCCTGCCGCCATAGGCGATCTTGAAGCGCCGATGCTCTTCCACCAACGGGCGTAACTTCAGCGGTATTTGAAAGCTTAAGCTCATCTCAAATAGCTCTTCATCCAAGGGGTTCTCTTGTCCTCCGGCATGCGCGGCTCGTTCTTCAGCCTTACCTCAACCGGCTCCGTGCCGATATCCTCCTTCGCGCCGCCGGCTGGAAACACCTTCCCATCGATTCTCAACATGTCTCCGACGTACTCGACCTTCCCTGATTTCTTACACAGCCCCGACTCTCTCGGACCGACAGTCTTTACGAACTCGAACTTAGCCCCCGTGCCGGATTCCTCCTCAGGCATCGCCACAGCCGACATGTCGATTACGGTCTTACCGTCGTCTATGGGCGCTCCATACTCAACGTCAGGGTCCGACTGCGCGGGAGGATCATACGGTATCTCAGACTTGATCTTCGGCTTTTCCTTATTAGTATTGCCGTCCTCACCGGGAGCTATCACCTCAATCGTCCATTTCAACTGCTCCCGATCATCATGCCCAATTGCCCCAAGCCCGATGTCCAACTGTTTCGAATCCGACCAACCCAGGTTCTTCAAAGCGAATACGATGGACGCTGTTTTCCGGTGGTCCATCAACAAGAGCAACTCATACTGTTGCTCGATCAGAAGTTTCGCCTGGGTCAATACCTCTGAGACTGCGGGGTCATGCGCCCGTCTTAAGAACATGTCCCGTGAGAACCCGATCGCCAGACACAACCCGCTAACAGTATATGGAAGCTTATTCCGGTCGGATTCATCAAAGTAGCTATTCACAGCCGCCATCATCTGATCAGACGTTTCGAAAACTTTCCTATGAGCAACCCGCTGTTCCATTTCCTCCTCAAATCGTTATGCTGAATATGACATAACGAAAATATAT